TTTAATGTATTTTTATAACCAAAAACAATATTACATCCACTAGGATCTATTATATCATTATCACAATATCTTTGATCAATTGGATGACTGATAAGGGAATTAGGTGTGCTTATTTCTCCAAATCTCCCTCCTATAACTATCGAATTACTAGCATCAAATGTCTTACCAATTACACATCCCTTTGAACTACCGGTAGTATTTCCATCTTCATTTATATCTTTTTTAAGTAATATAATAGAATTGCTAGCTTTTGCTGGGTTATATTTAATGGCAGTAGTTCCACCATGTTTAAAATTATAAGATAATATAGTAGCTGTTTCATCGACTGTTTGTGCATCAATTATAGCATATCCAGACCTCAAATATCCATTTTCGGGGGTTTGGTTTGTTGTGGGATCATCAGGAGTAGTTCCTAATAATAATTGTTTTTCTGCAAATATAATACCACCTGAAATGCCTTGAAATGCAGACAATAAGGAACTAGCAACAGGATCCTGAATTTTAATGCTTTCTCCACTTAAAGTTACAACAGAGAGATGTCCCTGTCTAATAGTAAGTGCATTTTGAAAACCAATAACTCCACTAGCGTCTTGTTTGTTCCATGCTCCTCCACTAAAAGTAATAGGAACGCCTCCAACAAGAGTAGATTCATTATTTTTTTGAATAATGTACGGGTAGTCTATATAATTCCCATTAGAATTCACAACCAGATTATTCAAACTACCATCGAATAATGTTGAGCCAGTCCCGCTACCACCACCACCACCACCTCCTCCACCACCAGTAATTTCTACAATATCGGCGTTAGTATTGGTATTAGATTTTTTAAAATAAAGCCCGGCATTTTTGCAAACATTATTTGCTCCACCACCTGTTAAGAATAGTGAACCAACAGGAATATCTGCATGAGCATCATAAGTGTCTCCATAAGGTTCAAAAGAATTGCTTGTTTTATTGTAAAAATTAATATATCCATCAGTTCTTATACTTCCTCTAGTATCAAGAACTATTTTTCTATCTCCATGTGTTCCGGGTAAAAATGGTATGCTATTATTATAAGATTCATTGCCTATTCTAGGTCTGCCTCCAATAGTAACAACATTATCACTTCCAACAATTAGTTGACCATTGCTTAAATCAGTAACATCAAATCCATTTACAGAGGACATTAATTGTATACCAGAAATGTTATCAGCATTTCTGGATTGACCAGATATATCTGTATTATAAAACAATCCATTAAAACTACCACCATCAAATTCTTCATTGAGTGCAATAGCAGCCAACTGTCCTGGTTTAGTAGGACTAAATTCTCCACTATTTTGATTGCTTCCTAGCGATAATCTACTAAATGGTTTATCTGTACCAATACCAACAACTATATTTTGTCCAGATATATCAAAAGTATATCCTTTTGATTCTATACCGCTAATATCATATACTGAATCCCATTTACCATTTTCATAATTCACTCTATTACTGGTTACATTTCTATGTTGTTTCATATTTCCTGAATTCATACCGATATCTTTCCAGTTTGTTGACATATATAAATATGCAAATAATAATAAATTTATTGTTTTACTTAATTAATTATTAACTATTTTACTACATCAATGTAGTAAAGAAATATAATTTTGAAATTATAATATTTACCAATATCAAATGGTATATCAAATAGAAGTCGCTATAAATTTAAAGAAAGTAACAAATTTAACAGAAATTAAAAATATATTATTGGAAAAGGCTGATGAATGTAAGTTAGAAGATTATTATACAATGTATGAACATATAGGTAAAAATAGACAAATATATAGAAATCATTGTGTAATAGTATTTTTTTTTACTGAAAATGATGAATTATTAGCCGATTTCATAAGATATACTAAAAATATCAAAAATATAAGTATTGAATGTGTTGGATTAGATCAAGGTAAATTTGATTTGATTTATGCATCAAAAAAATATTTAAATATGATGGAAAAAGAGTTTGCTGAAAAATATTTAATAGCAAAAAGATCAAACAATCTTTATAAACAAGATTCTATAATATTTAAGACAATATTAAAGAAATAATTAAATTATTGTTTTTAAAAGGTTATCAGGTAATAATCTTTGATTAGTTTTCTTTTTTGAAGGAGTTTTTTTTCTTGATGGTGTTTTCTTTTTTGAAGGAGTTTTTTTTCTTGATGGTGTTTTCTTTTTTGAAGGAGTTTTTTTTCTTACTGTATAATGAACTTTTCTTTTTTTTCTTGAAGGTGATTTTATTTTAATTCTTTTTTTTGTTTTTCTTTTTGGTTTTCTTTTTGGTTTTCTTTTTGGTTTTCTTACAATATTTTTGAGTTGTTTTTCGATACCTATACTACTTTTGGGTTGATTGAATAATTTATGAATATCATCATCATCAGCTTCAATATAGTATTTTCTACCATTATCATTTAATATCATTTTACCTTTATCACCATCATATATTGCATTATACTCCTTTTTATTAATATTTCCATTGATATTTGATATTTGAATACCTCTACTAAATAATACTTGATTTCCACCGTTCATCATATATTTATTTTATATTATTATTTATATTATGAACACTCCAAGAAAAGAATTACCAGAACCAAAAATTAATATACTAAAAGTAGTAGAAATACGCGAAAATCAGGATAAAGAAAAAAAAGGAAAATCCTATAAATATTTAGATCAACTTTATAAAAAAAATGATACATTTTTAAAGAAATATTTCGAGGAAAAATAAATACATAATGTATATAATGTCCATTATGTATGGAACAGATATCAACAATAAAGGGAAAAAAGAGAAAAATAGAAAGATAAAAGAAGGTCCTTGTATATTTCCATTTATGTATAAATGGAAATCACATGATAAATGTTATAAAACAGATAAAGGAGATATATGTGCGACAGAGATATCATTACCAAGACGAACATTAAAGAAGAGAGGTTATTGTATAAAAAAGAGCACTAAAAAAAAGACACTTAAAAGGAAAATAGATAAAAGTAAGGTCAAAAAGAAGGGAACCTTGGTTTTAAAAAAAAGAAAGAAAAAAAAGTCTACTATGAAAATAAGAAAACTCAAGAAAAGATTAAGATTACCGTCGAAAATTGAAAAGTCTAAATCTATTAATAAATCAATTAAACATAAATCAACAGATATGCCAAGTATGAATGCACAATTCGTTAAAGTATTAGAACAACTAGAGTCTCTTATGATGAAGAAGGGACAACATTTCAGGGCAAGAGCCTATACAAAAGCTAAAGAGTCAATTATATTACTTAAAACCCCTATTACTGAGGTGAGTCAATTGAAAGGGCAAAAAGGTATTGGTAAAACAATACTAACTAAACTACAGGAATTTGTAGATACTGGAACTCTTAATGTTTTGGAAAAAGCGAAGAGTAATCCAATGTTTATATTTACTGAAGTCTATGGTATTGGTCCTAAAAAGGCCCAAGAACTAGTGAAAAAACATAATGTTACAACTATTACAGAGTTAAGAGAAAGGCAAGATGAGCTTTTGAATGATGTTCAAAAGAAAGGTTTGAAGTATTATGAAGATATTCTCAAACGGATTCCTAGAAAAGAAATAGACACTTATGAAAAAGAGTTGAAAAAAATATTTGATACGGTAAAAAACAAAGATAGTACATTTCAAATAATGGGTTCTTATCGTAGAGGCGCAAAGGATTCAGGAGATATTGATATTTGTATTAGCGATCCAAAAGATGATACAGGTGTATTCATCAAATTTATCGATGCTCTTATTGAGAAAAACATTTTGATTGAAGTGTTATCTAGGGGAAATACTAAAAGTTTGGGAGTAAGTAAGTTGCGAAGAAAACCTGCTAGACGAATTGATTTTATGTTTACTAAACATAAAGAACTGGCATTTGCATTACTGTATTTTACAGGTAGCAAAGAATTTAATACTGTTATGAGAAAAAGAGCATTAGATATGGGTTATTCAATGAATGAACATGGATTGTATAAAATGGTGAATGGTAAAAAAGGTGAAAAACTTGATAGGTATTTTCCTACTGAAGAATCTGTATTTAAGTTTATGGGTATGGTTTATAAAGGACCAACCGAAAGAAAAGATGGAAATGCAGTAGTTCTTATTGAAGATGCTGCGCCATTGAAAACATTTTGGCAGGAAACATATCCAGGTCAAAATAAAAAGATATCCAAGAAAATAGATAAAAGTAAAACTAAAAAAAAAACACTAAAAAAACTGAACTCTGGTGCAGAAATTAGAAAAGGAAAGAGATTTATTAAAGAATTCTTGAAAGTAGGTCAATCACAATTGGAAGAACTGAATGAATCTGAATTAAGCTCCATGATTAGAGCCGCAAATAAAGGTTATTATTGTAATAATAAATCTCTTATGAGTGATGAAGAATATGATATTTTAAAGGAATTTATTGAAGAAAAATTTCCAGATAATGAAGCTATTCAAGAGGGTCATACGGCTTGTAGCGTGTCTGTTGAAAAAAAGAAAATAACATTGCCTTTTGAAATGTGGTCAATGAATAAATTTAAAAAAGAACAACAAATTACTACTTGGTTAAAAGATTATAAAGGTCCATTTATTATTAGTGCAAAGGTAGACGGAGTTTCAGCAGGTTATAGTACAATGGGAGATAAACCAGTATTGTTTACACGAGGTAATGGTAAAGTAGGACAAGATATAAGTCATGCAATTGAGTATCTTGGATTGCCTACTCAAAAAGGTATTGAAATTAGAGGTGAATTATTAATGAAAAAAGATGTATTTGAAACTAATTGGAGTGATAGATTTGCAAATGTTAGAAATATGATAGCTGGAACAGCAAACGCAAAGGAATCATTTCCTGAAAGATGGAGTGATATTGATTTTGTCTGTTATGAAGTTGTTGCTCCGCATTTGACACCTAGTAAACAGTTTGCATTGATAAAAAAACTAAATATTATATCTGTAATTCATAAAAAGATGACGAAAATAGATAAAACCGTATTGTCCAAATATCTAATAGATTGGCGTGAAAATTATGATTATGATATTGATGGTATTATTGTGGCAGATAACAAAAAATATCCTAGAACTAGTAAAAATCCCAAACATGCATTCGCATTTAAGACAGTTTTGGATGACCAAATAGTAGAATCTAAAGTTGTTAATGTGATTTGGTCTCCAAGTAAAGATGGTTATTTAAAACCTAAGGTGCAAATTCAACCGGTTAAACTGGGAGGAGCTGTCATACAATATGCTACACTACATAATGCAGAATTTGTAATAAAAAATAAAATTGGATTAGGAGCAGTTGTTCAAATTTTGAGAAGTGGAGATGTTATTCCTAAGGTAGAAAAAGTAGTAAAACCTGCCAAAAATATTAAAATGCCTTCTAGTGATTATAAATATAAATGGAATTCAACGAAAAAAGACCTAGTTCTATTGAATGCGGAAGATAATGATATTGTTCGATTGAAAACTATCGATGACTTCTTTAACAAATTAGATGTAGTAGGATTAGGTAGAGGAAATGTTCAAAGGATAATGAATGCTGGTTACAAAACTATACCTGAAATACTAACAATGACTATTGAAAATTTCCTAGAAGTAGATGGATTCAAGGAAAAGATGGCTACAAAAATTTATAATTCTATTCAAGAAAGATTAGAGGTAGTAAGTCTCCCGGTGCTAATGGGAGCATCTAATATGTTTGGAAGAGGATTAGGAATCAAAAGAATGGTTGCTATTATGGAAGAGTATCCTGATATTCTTACTAGTAATGATAGCGAACAAGAAAAAATAAATAAGGTTTCTGCATTAGACGGTTTCAAGGATAAAACAGCAAAACTGTTTGTCCCTCATATTCCAAAGTTTGTAAAATTTGTAAATGACATTGGAATGACTGCAAAACTAACAAATGTTCCTGTTAAAAATGTAGATAAATCTCATCCATTATATAACAAAAAAATTGTAATTACTGGTTTTCGTGATAAAGAGTTACAACAAAAACTAGATAAAATTGGAGCAAAACTAGGAACTAGTGTAAGTAAGAAAACATTTGTTGTCTTAGTGAAAGATTTGGATGATGATACAGGAAAGGCAGATAAAGCTAGAAGTTTGGGAGTTACACTTATGACTCCTGAATCATTTAAATCAAAGTATTCGCTCTAATAAGGATTATTCGCTACAAATTCGAAACAATCATCATAAGATAATCCTTGTAAAAATAAACCTATTGAAAATCCTACTATAATTTCTGGAATATTAACAAAAAAACTTAAAATAAATATTAAAAAATATATTATCCAATGATGAATATGAAAACATTTTTCTTTTGATATAGGAA